AAAGTACAATTTTTGTATTTTTACCCCTTAATACCTTATGTATATCCATCAATATATTCATATTGTTAGATGTTTCCATATTTTGTAATATATAATTAAACAACTTGTTTGGATTCATGTTATCCAGCTTACTTAACTCATATCTGTACTTAGATATAGGACAATCATAATATCCTCCATATTGCAACATATCCCAAGCCTTATCTATAAACATTTGAATTTTTTTAAAATACTCTAAGTGAGCATATTCCTTAAATACTCCTCCGTATAGTTGTTTAAATGTTAATTCCTTAGCTGTTTTATAATCTACACCATACATTTCTGCAAACGAGGCGTGTATGTCTTTGTCTCCAAAATCATATCCAATTAATTGAGCAGCAAGTGTTGGATGGTAAGCTGATATATCCATTTCTACAAATATATCATTACTTGGAACAAAACTTGATCGTGTTTCTTTTTTTAGTGCTGCAAAGTTAATACCATTATAGGAATTAGCGGGTCTGCGAGTTGTAGTATAGATATTATATTGCGTGAATATTTTATCATTGTCAATTGAATAGTAGTCATTATTTGTTTCATAGTATTTTTCAAATATTGGTTTGTTAAATGTTATACCGTTTTTTTCAATCCCAAATAAAGCCAAAGTAACCCGGTTATTATAAAATTCGAACCACTCGGGCAAACGGTGTGGTATTAATGGTTTGATTTGGTTATACACGGTTTCACACAGTTCATAGTGTTTTGATACTGGTATTATACGATTAGTATCTTGTTTTTGTGGAAAACGTTGATAAAAATGTTGGTGTGTAAAAGTAGGTTGTATATCCGTAGGAGATATTAGTGATATATCGCAACATGCTTTTATCTGAAAGTAATATAAAAATTGTTTCTTATTGCGTACCCACAATTCTGGAATATCTTTTAAAACACTTTCGACATGATTTTTACTTATGTATAATGTTTCACTGTGGTTAACACATATTAGATATCCTTTAGTGTCATCAAGTGGCCTAATATAGACTAATGATACTTTATTTAAGGCAGGATGGATATTAGAATTGAATGGAATTACCTCAACAAATGCTTTTTGTGTCTTAAGATTGTATAAGACTTTTAGTTGATTTAATGTTTCAATAATATAATACATAACCTATTTTAGGCTATAATATACTAAACAAAAATTAGATTGCCAAATTTAAACGTAATACTTTGTAAAGTCGAACTTTAAGTAAGCGTCAAATTGAGGTAATAATAAATTTTTCATAGTTAATAAAACTATGTTACGATTTACTGTTGCAACTTGTTCTTCAATACCTGTTAAGTTCCAAGGAAGGAAAAACGGTAAATAATATTGCCAAAGTATAGTTGGTGCTTGAGATGATAATTTATCAAATGTGTTTTGATCTATTTCTAAATAGATAATTTCATTTGTTTTTTTACAAAAATAACGTCTGTATTCTCCTATTTGATAATCTTGTTGTGTTGGAATGTTAGGATTATAAACAGGGTTAAATACTTGATTAGTACCAATAGGTTTTATACTATTATAAATTGGACTACGTAATGTTGTTACTTCTGGTAATATTGTTTGAGTATTATCAGTAGTAAATGATGCATTATAAGGAATTATTTCTATTACTGGGTTATCATTTTGATTACGTCCTGTAAAATATTGTCCTGTAGAGGTTTTAAAATAATAACCAGTATAAGGAGTCCCAGTGGATTTGATTTGAAATTCTCCTCCATTAGCATATAAATTAGGTGTTATTTGAGATAAGGGATAATACATTAGTTATAAACTCCTTCTCCTATTTTTAGGTAAATATCTAAAGCATAACCAATTCGTTGAGCTAGTCCTTGAACGTTAGATCGTTCATATTTTGCTTCAACTACTTTTGCTGCTTGTACAACACCTGGGATACCAGTAGTTGTTACTTTTTTAAGTTCTCTTTTAGCTGCTCCTTCTACACCATTTAATTCATAAAGAACAAAGTATAATTGAGTATTTAATCTTGTATAATCTTTTCCATTAATAGAAAGTGGTACTAATTCAAAATTTTCTAATTGTTCTTTTCTATATCCTAACCATTGAGCTATACCAAGTGTATCTCCACCTCTAGTAGCTAATGGTTTCATTCCTGATTCTAATATAAAATTACCTATTAAACCTGCTATTTGTTCATTTGTATAACCGGCTATTCTAAAAACTTGATATGCTCGTTTAATAGCTACTTGATCAAAATCTTGTGTTTCTAAAATTATAGGAATTCCTCCAGCATTAAATGGTAATGGTTTATTTGTTATTTTAGGTAATGATAAAGATTCAATAGTTGTTTTCCATTTATTATTTTGAATAGTATGATTTATTCCTTTAATAAGGAATGTCATTTCTCTATCATAATTTGAAGGTAAATATTTAGTATCAACTGTAAATTCTTGATAAATTTTCATACCAGACATACCAGTCATTTCTAATGATACATTAATAGGGATAAATCCTGTTGATGTTGAAGCCGAACTTGTAAATTCAGCCATTACATTTTGTTGGTAATTTATAAATGAGTTTAATGTTGATTGATAAGTGCTAAAATTATCTTCATTCCATTGTGGTGGATTATTATTATCCGCCATATTCATACTTTGTACAAATTCAACATATCTTTGAGATGCAAGTTTATATTGATCAAGAAATGAAGAAGTAGCAGTTGTAGGTACAATTTTAGGATCTTCATATTTTTCAATATAACTACTAGTTAAACCAGAGTTTATTCTAGATAAAGCGGTAGCATCTTCTCCTACTACTTTAGCTCTTGCTGCTGCTCCAATAGTAATCATACTAGCAAACTGAGGTGTTAATTCAGTTTTCATTGTCATATCTGTTATAAAACCTGCTGAACCTGATCCATTTGGATTATATCCATATATTTCAAATTTACCAGGAGTTGTACTAGTTTGAGTTTTATAACGTTCATTAAATTTATCTATAACTGAGTTCTTTTTATATAATAAATTTTGATCTATAAATTTAATAACATTTGTTTCTTCATCTATAATAGGAACTATATTATTAATACCACCTAAACTATCACTAATAGTTTTACCTAATGCTTGTAAGAAATCAATTAATAATACTTTAGATCCTGGAGTTATTCGTAATTCATCTAATTTAGTTTCTATAAATGTATAATTTAAGTAAACATTCATAAGTTTACCATATTCACTAACACCATCAATAGATTCTATAAAATCAGCACATTTTTCATCTAATACTTGAACATCTAAATCAGGTATTTCTTTTTTAATTAGTACATATTTAGGATTTGTACTTATTTGATAATCTAAATAATTTATTAAATTAGAATCAACATCATAATCAATTTTAATTGCTTTAATATCATTAATAGTAGGTATAACATCTCCTTGTATTATTCTTAAAAGTGCTCCAAAACGAACATAATAATTAGGTGTACTGTCTTTCCAATTAACTTTAACTATATCTCGTAATTTATTATCACTTAAATAAGTAGGAATACTATAAACATTATCTGTGTTACGTTGAATATCTTTAGTTACTCTATTATTTAATTCATTTTTTAATGAATATAATCTAAAATTAATATTACTTTTAAAAGCTTCAGGCTGTAATGTATTTGCTTCAATATTTTCACCTACTATAGCTTCTCCTGCCGCGTATTCAATAGCAAGTAATCCAGGATTAGTTATAGCTTTTATATTTCTAAATAAACCATCTATAAATGTACTTGTTTCTTTTTTATAAGCTTCAACAGCTGAGTCAGTAGGTACTGTTGCGTCAGTATCAGAAGTAAAAACATTCACTTTAAGTGATTCTATAATATCACCCACACTTCTAATTGTTATGACTATATCATAACTTCCGTCATTATTAAAATTCCAACTAAAATTAACTACTTTACCAAATAAAGCATCATAATTACCAAAACCTTCAAGACGTTTTTTTACTATTAAAGATAACATACTATCTATGCTATTTTTTTTATTAAAAAACTCACTTTCTAAAGATATTGGATCTTTTATTACATCTCCTTTATTATTAGCATAAAATGTATGACCCCACTCTAATAAAACATAAAATCCTAAACGTAAATATAAAGTTTCAATTATTTCAAATTGAGCTCTATCCCAACATTTAATATTAACCGTAGCTGTTTTTAATGAACCTATGTTTTCAGTTTTAATATTAGCAGTTGTTATACCAGGCATTGGTCTTAAACCAAACTCTCCTGCTCCCCAACCATAAGCATAATTATTAAACACAGTAGGTTTACCTGTTGGAATACCACTTTTTAATCCTTTAACACCACCAAATAATATTGCTTTTTTTGCTAAATTTTGTCCAGTTTCATTTAAAGTAGCTACAAATGGACTATTTAATTTTTTTGGATCCGCTATTTCAACAGATGACATTAATTGTACAAATGATGTATCAGAAGTAGCGTAGGTTATAAGTTCAGGAGTTCTTGGATTGTTAGAATTGTATCCAGCCGCGTAAAGTTTTTGGCGGACACCTATTTGATCTAATATAACTTGATTAAAACCTTCACCTAATATATCCATATTAACTATTTATAACGTTGTACGCATCAACTACACTTGATGGGTTTGCTGGTATTCTTAATTGTATTCCTGATGGTATTAATAAACTACCTAAAGTAACTTGTGGGTTACCAATTGCTATTATCCACCATAAAGAACTATCTTGATAAAAATCTTGTGCTAATACATCAAAACGATCTCCTTGCTGAGTATAAACATATATATCATCAGCTGATAAAGGAATTTCTGGGTAGCGTACTGTTACATATACTACTTTTCCATTAATTTTTGTTTGAGGTATTCTAGCGTATCTATTCATTTTATAATCCTTGTAATTCTGTTAAATCATCTTCCTCACCAGGATCTCCTAGTAAAGGAGCAGAATCATAATTATTATTATCTCCAGTTGACAAAGCTATAAATCTTTGATCACCAAATGTTGTAACATTATTAGCGTAATAATTTACACCTTTAATAGTATTTAATAATTCACCTGGATTTCCTTTAATTCCATAATCATTATCTTGTTTTTGTGGAGCAAAAGTATGTATTGGAGTGAAGTTAAATCCTGATACTCTAATCATATGGGGTAATTCTTTAACAGATGGATCACTTCCTCCAAAATCATTAATTCCTATTTCCCAAGGTGATTCTGACGGTACATCATAAGTTAAACTGGTTATAAAACCTGGTTGAGAATATAAATATCCTCCTACAGTAAGCCTAACTAAAGTACCAGACATGTATCCTTTTTCATTATATGTAGGGGCTAAAGATGAAGCTAAATAATTTAATTTTTGATACATTGGAATAAGTTCATCTTTTGATTGAGCAGCTACAGTCCAAGACATATTTATTGTTCTATCAAAATTATTATACGTGTAAAATTTTTCACCTCTACCTATGTATTGAGTATCAGACCAATTAGCTGTATAATTATCTGAAAATGAATCTATAAATGCTCTAAAATGTATAAATGTACCAAATGCTGGCGCATTATTATCTATAACTTCAATTCTAAATTTACATAAATCATTAGTTCCAGCAGGATCTACAAATTGAGAACGATATAATGGTTTAGCATTGATTTTATCTAAAGCACCTAATTTATTTTGAGTTATAGGATCAAGAGCTCCAGCAGTATATGAAATAATATTTTTATCTCGTCTTCCTGGATTACCTAAAAATACTCTATTTTCTATACTTTCATCAGTATAATCAGGAGATATAGATAATATATTTGAGTTTTTAATTCCTTTTCTTAAGTGTTTTCTAAAATCAACTAATCTAGTGACTGTTTTAGTTTGGTATGTTTGTTGTGATTCAAGTGCTAATGCTGGATCAGCAACTATAACTTTAGGGCCCCCACCAGGTAATATACCATAAAATTGATTACGATTATCAATATATAAAGGATTATTAATACCTGTTCTAAATCTACCAGCTGATGCAAACTTTATAGATGTAGATCCTATACCTAAAGTAGATCCAGGTCCTCCTCTATAATTTAATATTTCTGTTCCAAAGGGTGATATTCCGGTTGATGGATTAACAGAAATTGAATTTGTTATTTTTGAATCTTTTAATAAAATTAATCTATTTGTACTTTTTGCTGTAATTCCTATTATAACTTCATTATCATTATATTGAGGAGAAAAATAACCATCGGGCAATAAACCTTGTTTATTAAAATGAGCACCAGCTACTGATAGTCCTACCTGTGCTAATGTATTAGTAGGCAAATATGGACCATTATTTGGTTGTATTTGAGGAGTAGGAATATTTGATGCTTGTGTTCTAACATTTGTTTGAGATAAAACATTTTGTTTAGCTATAAAAAGTAAACCTGGTGTAGTTGTAAAAAATTTAGCTAAACGTTCTACATCTGTTGCAGAACGAGCTATAACTAAACCATTAGTATTAAAAGTAGCTGAGGCTCCTGGGATTGGAGTAACTATAAATGGTTGTCTACTTGCTCCACCACCAGGAGAATCTTTACCGTATTTAAGAGTTAGCAGAGGCTCTACCCCATTTACACCACCTGTATAAACGTTTGGTGTAGGATAACCTGCCCCTCCGTAGAATTTAAATCTCTCAGGGTTAATAAAGATATCTTTTAAGCCCATTACGCTGGTTTAACGTCTACGTATTTTTGTGCTGGAGTTTTGATGTCAAGGTTTGATGGTTGAGGTAATGTATTTAATACTCCGTCATCGTACTTATTGTAATCACGTGTTACAGTTGAGTTAAAAGCACCATTTAATGAGTAGCCTGGAGCTTCTCCAAATGCATGCATTTTTGATTCTTTAGTTGCTAATGGATTAACAGGTGGTGTATTACCTCCATATTTACTTTGGTTTGAACCTTGTTTTCTTAATCTATCTAATAAGCTCATAGTTTTATGTTTTTAATTTTGTTATAAATATTAATATTATGTTACTTTATATGTACCCATACCAAATGCAGTGCCTCCTCTAGTAGTGTCAAATAATGCGACTCCTTCTTTATTTAATATAGCATTTAATGTAGCATTCATTTTTTCCATATGGTTTAACATAGGAATATCAGTTGATGATGAAGATGAACTTCCTCCTAAATTAGTACCTGCTATAACAGTATCATTGCGATCTAAACTATATGTACCTTTTCTACCTGATACCATTAAACCACCGTCTGGAGATATTTGACCATCATCTATTTTAACAGATGATTTAGCTGAATTCATAGCCATTACACCAGCTGCTATACCTCCAGCAATTGCTAATGCTCCTACACCTACAGTCATAGCACTACTTAAGCTTATTGCAGCTAACGCGTTGCCTATCATTGGTCCAAGTAAAGCTAATGCTGATCCAGTTGCTCTAAGTAATCCAGGTACTAAAGATAAAGTCACTGCTGTTCCTGCTATTGTTAATGCAGTTGCTATACCTGATACTAAAGGACCCATTTCTGCGAATACATCTGAAAATTTTTTAGCAGGATCAAAAAGAGCATGCATAATTTCTTTTACACCTTGAAGCGTTTTAGCTATTGGAATTAAAATATTACTTAATAAATCAGCAAGAGGTGATACTATTAATAATATAGGTTCAGCTAATGCTACAAATAATTCTTTTAATTTTTCTATTGTTTGACTAAAACGATCGGCAGCTGATTGTTGAGCAAATTGGTTTGCTAATTGTTCACTACCTAACTGTGCTTTAGCTTCTTCTAAACTTGTTTGTTTAACTAAATTATTAAATTTTTCTTGAGCTGTTTTACCATCAACTTCTGATAGTTTAGCTAGTGCTTCTCTATCCATTAAAGATTGAGCTAATTCATCTTTAGTTAACCCAGCTGCATCAGCGATCGCTTGCTGTTGAATTCTATTCATATTAGCGAAATCAGCAGATGTACCTACTTGTTTTGCTATTTCTTCAGCTGCTCCTGCTATATCATTATTTAAAGCTAAAAATCTTGCTCTTTCAAAGTTAAGATTTTTACCTGTTAATAATTCAGCTTCTAACTCACTAGATATTGAACTTTCAAAATTTAATAACCCTGAAGCTATTTTATCAGCTTGTTCTAAATTTAAACCATATTGCTTAGCTTTTACTACAGCTTCAGCTAATGCCGCTGTTCCTCCTTTTAATGATACTTTAATAGAAGCTGATGTTTTAGATACTTCTCTTAAAACATCCTTTTCATTAATCACTAATTTATTTTGAGCCGCGTAAGCTTCTGCTGCTCCTAATAGTTCAGATGTATTATCTTCTAATGTTTTACCATTAACTAAAGATATTTTTTGAATACCTATTAACTCATCATTAGTATAACCTGCTTGTTCTCTTAATTTAGTAAAGGTAATTAAATCTTCTTCATTTAACATTGCGTTAGTACCTAAAGATTTACCTACAGCTATTAAGCTTTCTTGTAATCTATTAGTATTAACAGCTGATTCTCCTGATAGAGCAGCTACACTAGTTAATTCATCTCGTATATGTAATGCTTCGTAATAACTAACATTAAATGATTTAGCTAAAATTCCTGACTCTTTGTCTACTTCTTTAAGAGCATGAAGTAATTGTTCAATACCTATAGCTAATAAAGCAGCAGGATCAAGAGATTTAGCTAAATTTTTTCCTAGTTCTTTTGCTAAATGTTTAGAAGCTTCAAGATTAGTTACATTACCTTTACTTGCTCCTACCATTGCTTTAGTAGAAGCTAAAGCTTTATCTATACCTAAATGAGTACTTAAAGCACCTAAACCTGCTTTTTGCAATCCTTTACTAAGACCTTCAGCGGCAGCTCCTAAGCTACCCATTGATTTTTGTATTTTATCTGCTATTACAGCTTGTTCTTCAAGTTCTTTATATACTTCAGCTTCAACTAATTTAGCTGCGTTTAAGTCTTTTAATAATGCTTCTTTATTTATTGAAGTACTACGAGAAGCTATTTCAATTTGTCTTTCAATAGATAAAATTTTAAGTTGTCTAGCTTCAATTTGTTTAGTGATATCAGCTCTAGTTAAATCTCCTTTATTTAATTTAGCTTGGTTTTTTTCAATTATATCAGTAGTTCGAGCTAATGCATTTACACCACCTTTTATATCATTAAATAATGTTTTACTGTATGAACTAGTTCTATCAATAGCATTTTTAAAAATCTCACCCATTTGATCAGCAATAGATCGTAACGCGTCTTCAACTATAATTGAAGTTTCGTTAAGTGTACTTTTTATTTCTGCCTCTGCTTTATTCTTAGCCATTTAGATATTTTGTTATAAATATTAAAGGCACCTATTTTCTAGATGCCTTTGTACTATAAGTTGGTTGATTTGATGCTTGTAATTTTTGTTTAGCTGATTTAGGGTCAGCAAAATCAATATTATTTTTATTTTTTGATGTATTATTATAAGCGTCTGATTCTTTTTGTCTTTGATCTGCTATAAAGTTAAATGTTAATTTTCTTAACCAAATAGGCATATCATATACTGTGTGATAATCATATCCACCGTTACCATAATAACATATATCATGGATAACTTTAAATAATTGAAATCTGTATTCGTTACTCAGGCCAAAAAAACGTAATAGTGATAGGAATGTTGATGACCTCCGATTCACCATCTGAATTAATGTAATTTGCTGTTAATTCAATATCGGGTTGTGTTTTTTTAAGATGTTCTCTAAAATCTTTAGAATCTCTAGCTAATAAATAATTATCAACAAATTCTCTAATTGTTTTTTTATCTGTATTTCCACCAACTGATAAAATCATATATTTTAATCTAGTTGATAATTCAGCAGATGAATTTTTATCAATTTTTTTCAATCCATCTAATTCAGCTTGAACTTCTTTTTCATCTTTACCTGTTAATAACTTATATGTTATTTCAGTTTTTGAATGAGGAAATGTATAACTAAAATTATTTGTACCTGGAGTGTGTGTTAATTCATCTAAATAACGAGTTGGGCATTCAGTTAAGTCTACTGTTACTGTTTCTTCACCCATTTTAAAACTATAATCTTTACCGTATCCTAAAATACGAGAAGCAATCATAATAGCATTTTTATCACCTACAATTAACTCATCATAATTAATCTTAGATACAATTAATGATTGTAATAATTTGTCTAAAACTACACCTTGTTTGATATAATTCTGGTTAGTTAATATATCCTCTTCTTTCGCCGTCATATATTTCATTTCGACTTTACCGCTTGATAACGGATTATCTGCGGGGTATATTAAACCTTTTGATGGTAAATCCACCATCTCTGTTGGGAATTTGAACTTGTTGTCTTCCATAAATTTGATTTGTTTATAACTATGTTTATATATATAAATATATGAGAAAAAAAGAAGCTCGCTAAAAGGCGAGCCATCTTAATCCTGTATTTCGGGAGGGGGAGGTTTAGAAATTTAAAATACAATAATCTGGTTGTATAGTTAATGCAATATTTTGTGCTGTTGAATCTGTATCCCAGTTGTAATCACCAAAGTTAGCTGATGTAATTAAAGCACCTTTGATAATCCATTCTGAAACAATATCACCTACTGGTCCTAATACGTCTAATGTTAAGTCTTTCTTATAAAAATCACTATAACCATCTCTACCAGTTACTGATTCGTGATGTAAACGTACCCATTCCATTACCGCCTGAGCTCCTGAAGGAGTGATTGGGTCAAATAATGTCATTTGAATTTCACCCCATTTGCTTTTACCTTTTACAAAACGTTGAACGTTAATGTGATTTAAAGCTACTGCGTCTTGGGTTAAATTTACACCTGCAACTCCTTTAATAATATACGCTGGAATACCATCCATGTATAAAATGAAACGGTTCTGTTGTTTCGGTTCGAACGCTGTGAAAAATATTTCGTTTGGATCTAATACTGCCATGTTTATTTTTTTGTTATTTATTCTTTATTATAAATATTATTTAATTTAATCCTTACGCTGGGAATGTTGCTCCTGTAGGTAAGATGTTGAAATCTAAGTAAATAAATTCAGCTGTTCTTGTAGGTTGGATATAAATTTGTCCGATTAACTCATTTCTATCAATTACGTCTGCTGTATTATTTGTTTCATTCATAATTACTCTAAACGCGTATAAACCTTGTTTTTGTTGAACTGATTCTAAGTATGGATTTACTTGTGATAAGAATACGTTTCTTGTTGCTGTTGAATTTTGTTCAAATACTAATGTATTAGCAATTTGTGAAATATAGTTCTTAAGAGCAATTAACAATCTTCTAACATTTACTCTATCTAAAGCTGATGCTTGAGTTTGTAATGTTTTCTGACCATATACTACTGTACCTGTTCCAGGGAATGTAGCAATAGGATTTACTTTGTTTGTATATAAAGTATCTCTACTTGTTTGTGGTAATTTTTGTTCTGCTCTAATTACTTGTAATCCACCTCTGTTAATACCTGCTGGTGCAAACCAAGGCTCAGCTACTGTATCATTAAATGCAAACACACCTGCCATTACTGTTGATGCTGGAACCCAAACGTTCTTTCCTGTAGCAGGATCAATCATTTGAACCCAAGGCCAGTATGAAGCAGCGTATGAAGTATTTCTTGAATTAGCTTGTGTTGTTACAGCAGATAATGTTTGAGTCCCATAAGGCACTAAATCTAATATAAATAAACTATCTCCTCTTGTTTGAGTATTATTAATCATTGATGTACATTGTGATGTATATCCTGAGTTGTATAATCCTGGAGCAAATAAGATATTAAATTTGTATTCATCTTGGTTTGATAATAAGTCAATCATGTCATCATAATCTGCACCTACTAAACCTTGTGTATTTGTACCATTAATAGTCTCGTAAAAATTAGCTCCTGCTGCTACTGTACCTACACCACCTGTAAATGAACCACTTGAGTTAACTGGAATTGATGATGTATATTGTGGTTTAGCTACTCCTGTATTATCAAAATAATACGGAGTTGGAGTATTTACTGCTGAAACTCTTACATAACGTGAAGCGTTAAAGTAAGAACCAGATACTTCAATTTGGTTTGTTGTTGAGTTATAATTTTGATCTTGATCTCCAAGTACTTTAGCTACATAGTTAACAGCAAACGGATCTAATGATAATCCAGTCCAAGTTTCTAATACAATTGGATTATTTGTATTATCATTACCTTGACGAATTAATAAACTAAATGTTCCCGATGCTGTATCTGCGTTTGAGATTTGATATCTAATGTTATCTGCTGAACCTGAAGCTAATGAACCACTTACATCTATTGATGAAGAACTGTTCATAATAATACCTTCAGATAATGTTTTTAAAACAAATGCTGGAGTAGTTGAATTTACAATATCAGTAGCAGCTAATGTAGCAACTACGTTACCAACTGTTCCGATTGAACCTGATAAGAATGTAAATGTATCACCAATATTATATCCTGTACCTGCTGTTGTAGCTGTAATACTAGTTACTAATGAACCACTAGTTTTAACAATACTAAATACTGCTCCTGCTCCTGTTGTACCTGAGTAAATGTAACTACCTGTAGCTAAACTACCTGTTGTACCTGAAACTGATGCTGTTGAGTTAGTAGAAATGTTACTTAAAGCAGAACCTGTTTCTAATACTCCACTTTCTACATTATTTAAAATTGCTGTACTAGTTGCTGGTGTCCAAGTGTTACTTGCACTTACTACTCTAGCTACTAATAATGATGTACCACCATTGTTAAAGTAGTTATAAGCAGCAATTGAAGTAAAGAATGATACATTATCACTACCACTTTGGAATCCTGCACCAAATTTATTTACGTAATCGCTGTATGAGGTAACAACAGTTGGAATTTCAACGGGACCTAAAACTGTAGGACCGATAATTGCTGCACCTACGTTAACTGGTTGTTGTCTGATAAACGATGAATCGT